GGATCATTTAGTAGTGTAGGATTATTCAAAAGATCCTGGCCTATCATTGAACCATATTTTGTATAATTTGCTCGACCTGTTATTTGAATATAACCTCTTCCTATAAACTTTGCACCATCTCCTGGCTGTGTGTTACCTAATCCTCTACCTTTAGAAGTTTGATATCCATACAAGAATTCGGGCAAACTATTATTTGGGTTACCTGCATATTGCTGAGCAAGATTTAAATCTCCCTTGAACACACTAGGGAATACTTGCAACAATCTTTGTGCTGTATAATTAAAACTCTCCTCTACAGTTTTCCAATGTGTTTCCCCGCCGGCAATACCCAATAAAGAGGACACAGCATATGGACTTGTTAAACCATATTTTGCACAAGCTGCTTTGATAGCAGAAATTCCAGTCTGGGCACTACTGGCATTGATATCTTTTGCAAAATCAACAGTACATGTACCAGGAACAACATCGGGTTGGTTGGCAGGAGTTTGAATTCCTGTATTAGGATTATCAGGAATGCCACTACTAGATCTACTTTGCAGAGTTACATCGGTTGGTTGAGAAGAAAACTGCGATGGATTAATATTTTCATGTTGAGGCCAAGGTTCGTGTGTAGGTACACGCTGCATAATTGTTTTAATTGTGCCGGTATTATAAAACCTGTTTGGAGCCCAACCATAATTTACATCTCTGTTAGGTAAAGTATATACACTTAATCTAGGAGGATTATCTGCGCTATCAGCCGCTCCTGGTGTATTACCTGCAGGACCATTAAAGTGAATATTTGATCCTATCATTCTTATTTCACCATTAGAATCAACAGATAACATTCCACCAGAACCTACTTTAAATTCACTACCCGATATCAAATTAATGTCAGAACCTGCGGTGGCAAAAATATTTTGCCCAACATTTAAATGAAAATCCGTTATCGATGATAATTTGACAGTATTACCTACTAAACAATCAAGATCGTTTTTAATTGCTAACTTGGCATAATCATCTACAATAAAATTCATGAAACCACCAACATTGGCCTCAAGATTTTTAACGGATCTCATATGTATATTTCTACCCGCTTCAATATTGATATCTCTGTCTGCTCTAAAATTAAAATCCTGCTCGCTATGGATGCTAACACTATCGGCAGCATATATATCAATTTTACCATTGCTTGTTAATTCTATCCATGCTGTACCTTGTGCATTTGCAATATAAATTAAATCTTGACTATTATGTAAAAGTATTTGATGTCCTGTTCTTGTTCTTAATCTTACTAATTCATTTTGACCATTTATATCTCCGTCATCCATAACGAAGGTCGTTCCACCTAATCTACTGACCGCGGCCTGTCTTTTTGTCTGATATCCAATTGTACCTGTTTTAGCTCCAGGACTTGTATCAAGCGGACCTGGTGTACTAATACCAAATACACTACTAGGAGTTTCTCGTCTGGCACTACTTGAAGTAACTCCTCTAATTGTGTCTAGTAGTAGTCCTTGTTGAACCAATCTATCAGCAAACGGATGAACAGGCTTTTTAATGGTATCGACTCTAGGGATACTAAGATCCTGTGTAGATTTTAAAAATTCCGCCACAGGCAAATAATTGGTACCATATCTTGTTCGTTGTTCTGCTGTCATGTCAGTTTGTTGACTAGCTGCTATCCCAGGCACCATGTGGTTTTGAAATTGATCTTGAACACAGCCCATCCAATATCCTTGATTTGGATCACCGTCAATGAAAATACACATCACTATGGTACCTACATCTGGCGGAACAAACCACATACCATAACTCTTTTGAACATCATTAAAGTTGCTGCTATTATTGCCTTCGTATCTTATAGATGTAACACCATAAAAGGGATTTAAATATCTAACAATAAATGTTTGTCCTTGATAGGTGGTATTATTTTGTATTGTTTTTAATAATGATACTTCAAGACTACCCATGTAGGTAGGATCAAGATGATTGGTTATCTCGGCAAGATACGGCCCAGGGGTAGGTAATCTTCCAACTTTTCTTGTTTCTTCTGCCATTTTTTACCTTAACATAATTTTATCTAATGGACTTTGACCAGATGATTTACTTCCAAATTTACTTATTACAGAATTACCGAGATTACTTTTTAAATTAGTAGCACCTAATTGGTTTGCGGTGGCAATGAAATTTCCTTCAACAGATGAATTTACATTTGCCGATGAATTTAATATACTTCTCGACGCCAATATTTTATTTGCGGCGGCAACAAGATCTACAGGTGTGGGTCTGCCCAACTGTGTAAAAGGATTTTGATAAGTTTGAGGACTATTTGCTATTGCTGTTTGATATCCATCATTGTTTAACTGGCTCTGTGGCACCTCTCTAATATTATTAACACCATAAGATCTGGCTATAGCATTGGGCCCGCCGGATTGGGCAAGAACAGATAGATAATTTTTATCAGGTGCAGGTTGAGGAGCTGTACTGTACGGAGAGGTAGCAGGTAAATTACTTAATCCTGTTTGATCTAATTGTCTGATATTTACTCCCTGAGCTGATGCCGACGCAATATCGACATTGGCAGGAATACTATTGGCAATATTTGTTAATTGACTTAAAATTTTACTTTGAATGTTTGGACTTAAACCTGACAATTGACTTTGATTGATACCAAATTGATTTGCAATTGCCAATGGATCGGAATTATTTCCTCGAACTGCCGATAAAACATTGCTTTGAGCATTATTAACGACCCCTGCACCTTGGTCATTTAATGATGCAACCGCATTCAAAGTATTAGGTGTTAATGCACCAGCAAATCCAGAATTAGGTTGTGCAGTGATCACAGGATTATTGTTATTGCTGATTAAATCATAAGCAGATGGATTAGAAAGATCTGTTTGATTAAATTGTATTGTAGCACCTTGACCTATACCAGACCCTACTATTCCTGTTTTACTAATTTGTTGAGTGGCAACCCCTACTATTTGACTTGCTAAACTGGCGGCTGTTCCATTTAATCCCAAAGAATTTGATATATTTTGTCCAACTTGATTTATTAATGCTGCAGGACTTAGAATTTGCGTTTGTAAATTAGCTATTCCACTCAATGAAATAGGTATACCAGATGCCGGTTGATTAATACCCCCAGGAATAACACCTCCAAAAATCTGATTGGCCAATCTGTTATTACCCACAAACAAATTATTTGTTGCACCCGAGGTTTGCCCTATAGGTATTGTTCCTCCTAAACCTCCAGTTGCATTTGTAAAATTACTTAATGCACCAGGTAATCCTGGCGACGGTAACCCTCTATCTAACTGTTGTGCAAGATTTCCAACATCGGGCCTGGTTCCTGGTGTTTGTTCCGTTGCCGGTGAAGAATCTGCTGCTGGTATATCATTAGGATTGGCTCGCTGACCGATTGTCTGAGATGGATCGGTAGGTGCACTATTATTTTGATTTGTCGGTTTTGGTTCAGGTAATGGTTGCCCAGGCTGTCTGATTATTTCTAAACTTTGTTTAAATAACCCATCTTTAAATGTAGACTTTACTTTTATTACCCTATATATACCACTGAATGGAACCAATGCAGGATCAAAAAACATTCTACCGCCCTGTTCTAATGGTTGAATATCTATAGGATTTCTAAAATTAATGTTTATTAACACCTCGCCAAGTAAAAAAGCTGCTTCACCATCCTTTGTTTCTCTGTTTACTTCTTTATTTTTAGGTTTAGGACTATAGTTTCCAATACCCCCGGTGACCAAATATATAGGATCTCCTAATATGTCAATATCTCCAGTTAACATACTGGCCTTACTATCTGTAATTGCTTGATGCATAGCTTTAGCCATTGCATAGTAAGCATCCTTTTGAATCTGTCCGCCACTATTCGCATCAATTGAAGTCAATGTCGGACTAACTTGAACAGGTGATGCAGGTAATTCCCTGTCGTTAATAACCGAAATATTGTCACCAGATCTACTATATTCAGGTTTATTATCTCTACCTGCAGAATCTCTCGATGGAATATCTTTGGGATTACCCATAGCCGACGGTATGGCTTCAAAAAATAAAGTATTAAAATTTAGTTTGAAATTTATTATGTCAAGGTTTTGACCTGTATAAACATAATTGTATTCTCTTACACATAGATTACCTAGTTTGCTAACATCTATTTGTTGACTGGCATAACCAGGTATACGAGTATAAAGCAATTTATATGGTGTTACCACATATGTGAATATTTGGTATGGTCTTTTCTTTTCAGGATCCGTGTTTGGTTTATTTTCAACTTGAAGTTTTATTATAAAATAATCCACCATACCATTACTATCAACCACTTTGTTCCATTCAGATTTTGATGAAAGTTTTTCTAATATATTTCTTACATATTGACTATCTCTTATAATCGCTGTAATACATTCATGAATATTTTTTCCCTCGGCAAATTGTACAACCGGTTGATTAGGTTCTAATTTATAATATTCAGGTTGTTTAGCATTTTGTTGAGGTGATGGATTAGTTTGATCTTTAGGTTGATTAGCAGTAGGTTTAGTTGTTTCTCCAGGGTCAGGAAATTTATAAAGAGTGTTTTCTTTTAATAGTTCACTAACCTTTGCAAGACAAATGTCATTTGTTACCTTAACACCATCACTATCCCCCTCACCATCTATAAACTTAGGAAAAATTATTTTATATTCATCATAATCATTAGGACCGACAGCATTTTTACGAAGTTCTTTGTTATTGTCTCGTTCTTGGCTTGTCAGTTCATCCATAAAACTGTTTAAAATATCTTTAACAGTTTTGCCAGAAATTTTAATCGGTTTTTTAATTTGTCCAGGATTTCCAAATCCTTTTTCGTTTGATGGAATTGCCCTTACCTGATATTTTGTCCCTTTTTCATCTATGGTAACATCTAATCCTGTTATAACTATAGGAAAATATCGTGTTGTTAGATCAATTATTTCAGGTTTAGGTAAATCCTGATCGTCGGGATATCCTACAAATTCAACCTTTAATAAAAACATTGCATTCGTATATGTAGGATAACCTGCTGCAACCGCGGTAACATGTAATGCTTCAACAAATCCGTTGATACTATAAGGTTCGATGACATCAAAATTTATATTTGTAGGCAATGCCATCCCGCCGGCTTCACTCGAAGTCATAATTGTTTGTATTTCAACATTGTCAATGAACATATCAAATCTACCAGGGCTACTTGAATTAAACCCTCCTATCAATTCATTGGTCTGATCAGAATTCGTCCATCTTCTGTATGAGTTCTGTACATCCTCGGAATCGGCATTCGGTGTCTGAATAACATTATAGTAGTTTTTTTCTGCATCAGCTTTATTGACATTTTGAACTACATCGAGCCCTTTTCCCCCGGATTTTAAAATTACAAAATCTAATGCACTATTTCTATATGTGGTAGGATCTGTTGCTAGTTCTTTTCTTAATGCAGCGAGAGTAAAACGATATGTAAACGATCTGTACTTGTTTAAAACATTAATACCTTTAGGTACCTGAGCATAATTTTCCTGAGGAGTATTATCAGTGTTGCCCCCAGTTTTGGTTTTTCTTGTGACATCAGGAGATAAATCATCACCGGATGAATAATCCGGTAATCCAATAGAATCTCTTATTTCATTCGTATAACCCGTATAACCCATATCAAATTCCTAGAGTCTTTTTCATAGAGCTTAGTTTAGGAAGATAAATTTTAATTCCTGCTACCATATCAAAAATAGGATCCTTTAATATTGCAGGATTTCTTACAGCAAATACCCACCAAAGATTAACATCACCATACAAATCATAGGCCAACAAATCTGGTCTATTTTGATATGTGTTGGTAACAGAAAAAAGAATATCATCAGATTCAAAAGGAATTTGCCTCCAATTCATTACATCTAAATAACCTTGTGGTTGATCCGTTTGATAATAAGGGCTTGTTTTACTGTAATTGGCCATTATAAGTATCCTTGACCTCTAAATTGTGATGGGTCTAAATAACCACTAACACTAATTTGCTGCATCTCCGCACGACTATATACGGGTTTACATATTACCTGTAATGTGGATCGCAATGGAACACTGACTACACCGAAGAAATTACTAGGACTTAATGTATAAAAATCTACATCATCAGGATAGTTATGTTGAAATTCGGTTATTACCACAGGAACATTTTTAAAATTATATTCACCATACGCATCTAATCTACATACCGGTGGTGGCGATCCGCTATCACTATCCACACCCCACCGCATTTTTGTCAGTGCTTGTAAAAGTCTTACAGTACTTAACCATACCATTGCATCAGATTCATTTTGAACCGTAAACTTACCAGATATTGTTATGTCCGATACGGAACTATTTTTGTAAAAATATAAAGCATAATTGCTATGTGTAGGTTGTTGAGATGTATAATCTGCTTTATGTGTAATATTAATACTAGGAGTATAAGGAAAAATTATCCCAGATATATTGTCAGCACCTAGTTCTTTTTTATCTGTAGAACCCATGGTCAGTTCAGTGAGATAATCACTAGGTACCCTAATTTTAACTCGTTGATCCACAGCTAAATTATTTGCCACAGGTGTGGAACTTAATGTATTATTAACAGTTTGATTAATAACTTGTTGAACACCGGGTGTTGTAGGGGTTTCGGCTCCTGCCGGTAACCCTGACGATGCTCTACGAATTTGATCATTAGATAAACCACCTGACATTATTATTTCCCCTATATACTATTTAACCAATAAATAATCTACCTACTTAATACGGTTGACAAACAAATTTTCCATGTTAAAATATCCATAAAAGGATAAAAATTTATAATGAGCCTAGTACAAACAACAAAAAGAACAAAATATCTAAATAATAGAGATTTACTAGCAGAGATACACAAAAGCAAATGCTCATATTCAAGTTTCACTAAACCCGAATACTCACAATATGATATAATTCTAAGTAGTTTAGACAAAATCAATATTCGTACCATTGCCGAAGCAAAAAGAAATAGAGCTAAAAGATTAGGTCTTCAAACATTTTTACAAGCAAGAGCCGATGGCGATAAAAAAATAAAATTGTCAGAATGCACCTTGGATTACAAATCCATTGCAAAAACAGATATCATTATAAGAATAATGACTTTTGATCATATCCCTCTTGCACCGGGCCGTAAAAAAACTACAAAAACTCGTGCAGACAATCATGATAAAGTTAATTTCCCACCATTCCAACATTGGAAATTCAATGACAAGGACGAATTAATTTGCGTCGGTAAGAGCCATTGGACGGGTCCTATGAAAACTGGTAAATTTAGCAAAGATCACGGCCGTATTACCGAAGAATTAGGCAAAATGTTCATTAAACTTAGTGAACGATATGCACAAAGAAGCAATTGGCGAGGATATACTTATGTAGACGAAATGCGAGGGCAGGCAATTCTACAACTAAGTCAGATTGGACTACAATTTGATGAATCAAAATCGGAGAATCCATTCGCATACTATACCGCGGCTGTCACCAATTCATTCACAAGAATACTAAATATAGAGAAGAAAAGCCAAAACATTCGTGATGATTTATTAGAGGAAGCAGGTCTAACTCCGAGTTTAACTAGACAAAATGCTCAAGAGTATGCAGAGGAGATTGCTCGCCAAGCCGAGATATATAAAAACATGCGGATGCCAAAATCAGAAATAGACAATGGTGATGACGAAAATCTCGAAGAACAATAATCAAGAGATATATCAAAATCTAAACAAGAGGAAATACCTCTTGTTTAGTGATATAAAAGAATATCCAGAATTAATTTCACTAGGTCACCATCTGAATACCAACAATGTAAGACAAATATTATATCATGCGTTAAATCAAATCGACAAGATTCCACTATGTAAATGTGGTAACAAGTTGTCCTGGCATGCCGACCGCCGTGAATATCGAGTATATTGTTCGAAAAAATGTTCCAGTACTTATTCCGTTTCTCAAAGGAAAGAAACTTCCATAAAAAAATACGGGGTTGAACATTATTCAAAAACCAAGGAATTTGTTAAAAAAATTAAAAATACTTCATTAGACAAGTACGGGGTTGAACATTATTCAAAAACTTCTGAATTTTACGAAAGAGTAAAAAATACCAATATCGAAAAATACGGAACATCACATCCTTTTAAAAATCAAAATATTTTAAATCAAACTAAACAGCAATGGTTATTAAAATATGGGGTTGACAATCCTAGTAAATTAGAATCGATAAAAGAAAAAATTATTAATACAAACTTACAAAGATATGGAACAACTTGTAGTCTTTTATCCAGTGAAGTTAAAGAAAAAATTAAAAAAACTAATATTGAAAAATATGGTTTTGAAAATGCTATGTCAAATAGCGATATTGCATCAAAAGCAGGTAACAGTAGAAAACTTGAATATTATTCAACAGAAATATTAGAGCGACTTAATGACCCTGCCTGGTTAGAATCAAAAAATAAAGCAGGTCAAACTGTGGGCGAGATTTCAAAAGAATTAGGAATTAGTTCAAGTAATCTTTGTAAATATTTTGACAAATATAAAATTCCAATTATTAGACATTTTTCTTCCAGTGAAGAACGATGTATCACAGACTATCTAGACAACATTGAAATTGATTATCTAAAAAACAATCGTAAAATTATTTACCCTTATGAATTAGATATTTTTATTCCCAAAATAAATTTAGCTATAGAGATAAATGGCGGTTATTGGCATAACGAAGGACAAGGGAAAGATAAGTTTTATCATTTGAATAAACTATCTATGTGTAAAGAAAAAGGAATAGAACTATGGCAATTTTTCGACTGGGAGGTTAATAAAAATTTCGATATCATTATTTCTAAAATTAGACAAAAATTAAAACAAAATGAAAAAATCTTTGCAAGAACACTAAAAGTTGAAGAAATTAATACACAAACAAAATCTATTTTTTTAAATGAAAATCATTTACAAGGCGATTGCACTAGTAAGATAAATTTAGGGTTAACAGATCAAAATGGAAAACTATATGCTTTAATGACTTTTGGTAAAAGTAGATTTAATAAAAAGTACGGGTGGGAATTACTTAGATTTTGCTGTCTAAAAAATACCTCCGTAACCGGGGCGGCAGGTAAATTACTATCGTATTTTTTAAAAAATATCAAAGACAAAAACGAAACAGTGATTAGTTATTGTAATCTTCGATGGTCATCTGGCCATCTCTACTCAGCATTAGGGTTTACTCTTGTTCATCAAAGTCCTCCTAATTATTTTTATGTTACTAAAAATGGTCAATATGCCGGTACCAGAAATCAATGGCAAAAACATACATTAAAATCTAAACTAGTAAATTTTGACGAAAACAAAAGTGAGATAGCGAATATGAATAACCATGGCTATCAACGAATTTGGGATTGTGGTCAATTATTATTTGTTTTTACCGAGAATCGTTGATACTGTATTAACATAATGCTAAAATATTTAAAGCATTATAATAACAAGGAAAAAAATGGGGTTATTTAAAAAAGTTGCCGCGATGACAGACATTCATTTTGGTCTTAAATCAAACTCAACTATACATCTAAAAGATTGTGAAGAATTTGTAGATTGGTTTATTGATCAGGCACAAAAAAATAACTGTGAAACTGGAATTTTTTTAGGTGATTGGTCTCATAATCGAAATAATTTAAATCTTTTTACTCTAGATACCAGTATTCGATGTCTAGAAAAATTAGGTGCGGCCTTTGATCAATTTTTTTGGTTCCCAGGTAATCATGATCTTTTTTATAAAGATCGTCGAGAGATTCATAGTTCTGCGTTTGGGAGACATATTCCCGGAGTTACGGTTGTAGACAATATTACCACAATCGACGATGTCACATTGGTTCCTTGGCTAGTTGGAGAAGAATGGAGAACCATTGATCGAACTAAAAGCAGATACATGTTTGGACATTTTGAATTACCACTATTCTATATGAATGCGATGGTACAAATGCCCGATCATGGAGAACTACAGGACGGAAATTTTGTCAATCAAGAGTTGGTTTTCAGTGGGCATTTTCATAAAAGACAATCTCGTAATAAGATTCACTATATAGGAAATGCATTTCCACATAACTATTCCGATTCCTGGGACGATGATAGAGGTATGATGATCCTCGGATGGGGTCAACAACCTCAATATATCAACTGGGAAAACTGTCCAAAATATCGAGTAATCAATCTTAGCGACCTTATCGATCGTAAAGATACTATTATGAAGAGTAAAATGCACCTAAGAGTAAATTTAGATATCGATATCAGTTTTGAAGAAGCAAATTTTATTAAAGAAACCTTTTCCAATGAATATGATATTAGAGAAATCAGTTTAATTCAGGACAAATCTGTTATCGAAGGTACATATGAGGATAACCCCGATGCTAAATTTGAAAGTGTAGATCAAATTGTTAGTCAGGAATTAACCAGTATCGGTAGTGAGCAATATGACAAAAATATTCTATTAGAAATTTATAATAATCTATGATGTTTCGATTAAAAAATATCACAATTAAAAACTTCATGAGTGTGGGCAACCAATCTCAAGCTGTAAATTTTGATCAAGAAAACCTTACTCTTGTATTAGGTAGCAATTTAGATCTCGGTGGTGTCGACACTGGTTCCCGAAACGGTACAGGGAAATGTGTTGGTATAAATACCGTAGTAAAAGTTAGAAACACCAAAACAGGTGAAATAACTGAATTAACCATGGGAGAATTGTACAATTCCGCGTTGGAACAACAGTGTCGAAGATAACATCAAAGAAGTGTTGGATAAGACTATTAGAAACCTTAAACCCAACATCTATCAACAAATGTTATCAGAAGTACTCGAATCAGATATCGATAACAATAAAAAGTTAATAGAACATTTTATAAGAGTTCGATTGGGTTTAACAACGAAATTATCAAAACACACATCCGGCTATTGGTTATCTAGAGGTTGGGATGCTAGCGAGGCATATGTTAAGTCAAAAGAAAACAAGCAGAAAAACAATAAGAGTGTTTATAGCCAAGAATTTTGGACATCAAAAATAAATCCCGCAACTAATACTTATTATACCGTCGATGAAGCAGATTTTGAAAGAAACAGCCGCAGACCTATTAGAAAAGAATACTGGATAAAGAAAGGTTATACTGAAGAAGATTCAATAAGACTAGCCGTTGAAACTAAAAATAAAAATAATAAGTCGGGGGCTATATCAAGTAAATCTTCAGTGGTTCGACGAATAACATCTAAAAGATGCGTCGAATACTATATTGCACGAGGTTTCTCAATTGATGAAGCTAAAAAATTGTTATCAAATAATCAAAAATTTTTCTCAAAAAAAATTTGTATAGAAAAATATGGAGAGGTTGAAGGTATCGAAATTTGGAAACGGAGACAAGATCGGTGGCAAGCAACTTTAAATAGTAAGTCTGAACAAGAAAAAGCAAGAATCAATAGATCTAAATTGTCAAAAGGAATAACTGTTTCAAAGGCTGAAAAACTCATTGTGGAAAGATTATTAACATCAGGAATAAAAGTTGAAACACAATTTTCATTACTTCAACAAAATAAAAAACAATATGTATATGATATAATGTATAATAAAAAAATTATCGAATATCATGGAGACTTTTGGCACCCAAACCCAAAATATTATTCCGAAGATTTCATAAATCCCAGAACTAAAATTTCAGCAAAAAATAAATGGGATTTGGATCAACAAAAATTGCAATTCGCGAGAGATAACGGGTATAATGTCTTAGTAGTCTGGGAATCCGAATTTAAAAAAAATCAAGACGAAACAATTAAAAAATGCATACAATTTCTAACACAGTAGACAGAAAATTTATCGATAGTTTAGATCTGAATAACCTAGAGATCGAAACAGATTCGGGATGGCATCCTATTTCTAAAATAATGAAAACAGTTCCATACAAAGTGTGGACCATTAAAACACAATCAGAAAAATTCCTTGAGTGTGCAGATGATCATATCGTATTTGATCAAGATCATAACGAAATATTCGTTAAAAATCTTCAAATTGGATCGACAATTCAAACTATCAACGGACCAGAACAAATTTCATCTATACATGTTTCTGATAAAGAAGAAAACATGTATGATGTCACCGTAGAATCCAATGATCACAGATTTTATACAAACGGTATTCTTTCGCATAATACCACAATCATCAATGCCTTAAGCTATGCTTTGTATGGGCAGGCATTGACAAATATTCGAAAAGAAAATTTAATAAACAAAATTAATGGTAAGAACATGTTGGTTACTGTTGAATTTGAAAAAAACGGTAACAAATATCGTATCGAAAGAGGTCGTAAACCTAATATACTTAAGCTTTTTGTTAATGACAATCAGTTAAAAACTGAAGAAAGTGACGACGAAAGCCAAGGTGACAGTAGAGAAACCCAAAAGGCCATTGAAGATATGTTGGAGATGAGCCATACTATGTTCAAACATCTTGTGGCACTAAACACTTATACCGAACCTTTTCTTAGTATGCGTGCCGCAGATCAGAGGGAAGTTATTGAGCAATTATTGGGTATAACTCTATTAAGTACAAAATCTGAGGCATTAAAAGCACAAATAAAAGAAACCAAAGATTCTATTCAATCGGAAGAATTAAAAATTTCAGCAATTAAGACAGCCAACGAAAATGTACAAAAAAGTATCGATAGTTTGCAGCTCAAAAGTTCTGCTTGGGAAACTAAACATCAAACAGAATTAGAAAACCTCGGTCGTGCTATTTTAAAACTGGAATCAGTCGACATCGAAGCAGAGCTGGCAGCACATACGGCCTTAAAATTGTGGGATGATAATGATAACAAAATCAGAAATCTCAATCGACAAAAGGCCACATTAGAATCTGCCCTAAGTCAAACTGATAAAGCTTTTGAAAAAAATAAACAAGAGGTTGAAAAACTTAAAAATAAAAAATGCCCTGCTTGTGAACAAGATCTTCACGATCATAAACACAAGGAAATGATGAATGAAATTATCAAACAGGGAGAGGAAACAGAAAAATATCGAAATAAACTGCTAGATGATTTGCAAGAGATCGCTTCAGAATTGTCAAAGATTGGTGAACAACCTCGCAAACCTATTACATTTTATGATACAGAGGCCGAAGCACTAGGTCATAAAAATAATTTAATCAGTTTAGAGAAACAATTAATAGCCAAAGCTGAGGAAAGTAATCCTTATGCAGAACAAATTCAAGAATTACAACAAACAGCTATTCAAACTATCGATTGGAACAATATTAATTTATTATCGAGATATCGAGATCATCAAGAATTTTTGTATAAGTTATTAACAAACAAAGACAGTTTTATTCGTAAAAAAATTATTGATCAAAATCTCACCTATCTTAATCAAAGACTAACTTACTATATTGACAAATTAGGACTACCTCATCAGGTCTTGTTCCTTAATGATCTAAGTGTTCAAATTACCCAGCTAGGGCAGGATCTAGACTTTGATAATCTCAGTAGAGGGGAAAGAAATAGATTAATACTTTCAATGAGTTTTGCTTTTAGAGATGTTTGGGAAGGGTTATATCAAAGTATTAATTTACTTTTCATCGATGAACTGATAGATGCAGGTATGGATAGTGCCGGTGTTGAAGCAGGTCTTGCTGTACTTAAGAAAATGGCCAGAGAAAGAAATAAAAATATCTATCTAATCAGCCATAAAGACGAGTTAGTGGGTCGTGTAAATAATGTTTTGCATGTGGTAAAACAAAATGGGTTCACCAGCTATAACAATGATGTAGATTATGTTGAATAAATCATTAGAAATTTACAAAGAACTATATTCAAAATATGTCGAGGCAAGAGTTCATCTGCATAATTATCATTGTATCTTTGTAAAAAGATGCGGTTATGGAAGTCAACTTAGTCTTAAAAAATATCTTCGGTCGTTAAGTGAATTAGAATCGGAACTAAAAAAGGCTTCATTGGCCGCTTATAGAGAACAAGTTGCCATAAACAAACAAACAAAAAAAGAATATAAAAAACAAAAATACAGAAACACCAGTGGATTAGGTAAAAAAAGAAAAAATGTGGATGTACCAAAATGAAGAAGTTAAAGAACTACCTGAAGACTGTGTAGGTTTTGTATATCTTATAACAAATTTAACCAATGGCCGAAAATATATAGGAAAGAAATTATCTAAATTTTCAAAAACAACATACAAAACTGTAAAATTAAAAAATGGTACCAAAAAGAAAAGAAAAATTCGCAATAAAATAAACAGTGATTGGCAAACATATTGGTCAAGCTCGGAAGAACTTAAAAAAGATGTATCAATATTAGGAGAAAGTAGTTTCACCAGAGAGATACTAAAATTTTGTAAAAGCAAAGCAGAATGTTCATATATAGAGGCAAAATTGCAGTTTGAGCATAAGGTATTAGAGTCAGATGATTACTATAATGGTCAAATTAGTGTACGATGCCACCAACTGCATATAAAAGGTAAGTTATCATGATTTACCAAGTCACAATCGGAGACGATTTTGATGAATTTAAACTCAACTACGAATTAAATTCACAAGAACCCACATTGATTTGGAAATCGTTGGCCAACGAAACAAAACCGCGAGATCTTAGAAAAAGTTTAAATCCTTGGAGAGGAGTAAAAGACAGTTATAGTTCAATGGTTGTACAGTTAAATGACACAATCGATGAATTAAACCAATGGATCCCTGAAAAATTAAATTCCAAATGGAATTTAGACAAACCTTTCGAAAGTTTAAATAATTTACATATACATTTTCCTAAGCATGAAAAAACAGAAATAGATTCTACGAAAAAAAGTCAATTGACAAAATTCAACGATCTAATTCACGGTCTTCAAGTTATTTTAGCAGCAAGATCAAAGAATAGTGATCTTCTTTATCTGTTATTATGTTGTGAAAATAAACCAAAAAATATAGATATCGATTTAGAGTATTTCAAATTTTTTAAACCTTATTTTAGTTTTGGCGATTTAACTTTACATTATTGTCATGTAGGAAGGCATCCTTTGGAAATTTTTTTATCAAATGATATAGACTGTCCAGCAGATCAAATTAAACCTCAATCAGAAATTTCAACTTATCATACATTAAGATTTTTCGATCTAGAAAATTATTCAACACAATTTAAAAAATTTTATTATCTAAGCAAACTTTCATGGCCGTACAAACTAGAAGATCCAAGATTAGCATTTGGGTACATAAATTTAGGCAAATTATCAAATATCAACGAAAAAATATATTCTAAAACTGAAATAGTAAACATTGTAAAATCCTGTAACAAAATTTTAGATTGGCAATTTTTATAAATTTAAAAACGGTAATGGCTCACACTGGCTAATTTCTAGTGTCCGGAGACCTGGACCTTGTGTCGCAGGGATGGAAATCTCTTGCCGTTAAGAGTACTCAACCACTACCCCGTAAGGGATGAGGATCGCTTGTAAGTCCTGCGATTTGGTTGTTTGAATAGGAATAATTCAGGCAAAAAGAGGGGAGAAAAACCCCAAGTTACAGTATAGGTTAGCGTTTATATTGTAACCGCCGTCATAACAAAGACTGAGCTCGAGGTACCGGATGACCGCCTCTGTAATGCTCTAACGCTAAGTGACTTGTCGAACTCGGATAATGCTTGCTTTTTGCCCTAAACGGGCAAAATGTGACCCTAGAATCTGGATAATACTTTAATCTCTTCCAATAAAAATGCTGTGAGCGAATAGCGATACAGCAAACGAACGCAGTTCGTTTATAAATAGTTGATACTTATCGGGATATATTCATGGAAATTAGAACATTAATTGATCGAGTTGGTATCATTGAAAATGATCAATTGTCGATCAGACAATATCTATCTGAAAATTTATATTCGACTCCTGAGATGAAATCTCACTGGAAGAAATTAGATGAAGGTTTTATTAGAGGTTACAATAAATACATTGCAGCGTTACAGGGATAATCAAATGAGAATCAACAAGGTTATTAAATCGACAGATATTTTTGAAGATATTGTTAGTCAAATTCCTCGTGGAATAAATGATCCTAGACAGGTATTAACTTACGGATATTCAAATTTAGTTAGCAAAATTGGATTGGAAAATGCAAAAAGAACCAACGAATCCTATGCTGCAAAAATTTTATCAGTTTATTATCGTCAACACCTTGACGAAGGTTTAGGAACAATGTTAGGTAAAACAGCCGGGCATGTTGCAGGCGCCTCGGGCGCAGCTTGGAGAGGTTTAAAAGGATTTTGGAAAGATGCCAAAGCTGGTTATAAACAGGCCAAATCAAGTCGGGGTGGTACTGGAGGTGGTGGTACTGGAGGTGGTGGTACTGGAGGTGGTGGTGGTACTAGAGGTGGTGGAGGTACTGGAGGTGGTGGCACTGGTGGTGGTGGCACTGGTGGAGCTCAACCTACTCCTCGAAGTATCAAAGCACAGATTGCAGCCAAACAAAAACAAATGAAAGCAATCCAAAAAGAGATTGCAGCCAAACAAAAACAAATGAAAGCAATCCAAAAAGAATTAGATGGATTGAATAAGATGCTATCTCCAAACGCCTCTGCACAATCTCCGTCTTCTGTACCAATTGCAAATCCACCAATGGCAAATCCACCAATTGCAAATCCACCAATTGCAACTCCGGAGAGTTTAGGATCTCAACAAACAGCACAGGATAAAATTACTTTAAAAGCAGCCGCAGACAAAGGTATACACGAAAATAGAAAGAAAAAGCACAGAACTTTTGAAAGTAGATTTTTAAAGATGAAAATTTAAACAAAGGCTATACCGCTTTCTTTGGTTATCTCTAGATTCTTTTCAATTATACGAGCAATAATTTTTCTATCCTCATGACTTAATTGAAAACATTCTGAAATTGGTGTCCCCCGCATATACCAACAGATCCTAAATATCTCATCTTTTAAGGCTTTTGAATCTTGTTCATAGTCATTGACTAGATTATCGATACCTTCGAGGTCGAGATTCAAAAGCCTTGAGCGAAAAAAGTTGATGGATCAAAAGTAATAGGAATCTCTACTTTATCAGCGGTAATCCCTTGACTACGCATTTCGTCAGTAGTTTCAACAACAAAAGGTTTAATTGTATTTTGTTTAACTAGATTTTCTATATGATTTTGAATTTGATTAAAAATCTCTTTGTCAACATTGTTGATAAACTCTTTTATGTATTCTGGATTATCAGTTGACCCATTTACTGTATCTATTCTTTCAATACAATTTGCTAAACTTTTTAAAGTAGAATCACTGAGTTTTTTAAAACTTTCTTTGAAAATTTTTAATTTCTGCTCTTCGGAGATCTTATCATCATTGACTGATTGTATAATTTTTTGAGTTTCAAAAGTTTGCAATGCTGCTTCGGTGGCATGTCTATACTGTAATGGGCGAACAAATACAGTGATATCATTATTGATAGAAACTACCGGATCCCACTTAATTTGATTCATTAAGGTATCTAACAATACACGAAGATCGATTTTGTAATCAAACTCTAATTCACCGATTTTAACAGGGGTATCCATCATATGTCCATAGGTGGCTATTCTTATGGCGATTAAAATTACATCCAGATCTAAATTAGGAATCACCCACGCATTTTTAATATTTGGTAAACAATTTTGTATAACATCAACCACCGCTTGTCCATTCATAAGTGCATCGGGAATTTTTAATAGAAGTTCATCTTTAGCGGTCATGGAATAAACGGGTAATTCTCCATTTTCTGGAATATCTATACTGCCCTCGGGCCAATATTTCCCTTGACTGGGCAATCTTATATAGATTTTTGGTTGACGCATAAACATGGACAACGGGTTAGTGGAATTCATTGTTCAATCTCCGAATAAATAAACTATAGATTTCTTAATGATATTTATATACGCATAAAATCGCAGAAAAACAATGGCAGAAGTAACCGGTACACTTGGTGATCAATATCTAGAATTAAATAATGCGGCCACTGAAGCCACACTAAAAGCCATCTTGGCTGCAATGACTGGGTCCGCAGCGGAGATGCGCCGTGTTATGGATATGGCTGCTAAAGTTGGACTTGATGATAAAAGTATCGAAAATGCCAACAACGCGATTAAAGAAAATGAATCTGCGGTTAAGATATTAACCAAAACTGAGCTGGATTATGCAGATCAGGTTAAACAAAAATCTCAATCTCACATAGATAAATTAAATCTTGCGGTTGCTGTTCTCACGGATTTTCAAAATGGAACAACATCTGCAAGTAAGCTTTTGGGGCAATTTGGTAGTCAATTTCCAGGAGTATTTGGTAATGTAATTGCTATCACAGCAAGACTAGTTTCGATACAAGAACAAAATTTTGAAACATATCAAAAACTTAGTGCCAGTGGTATTAACTTTTCGGGTAATTTAACCAATCTTAGACTGGCTGCTTCAAATGCATATCTAACATTAGATCAATTTTCTAATATCTTAAAATCAAATAGCGAAGCATTAGCAAAAATGGGAGGCACCGCAGATGAAGGTGCAATAGCATTTAGTAAAGCAGGTGCAGAACTGGTTAAAGGTAAAACTGGTTCACAGTTAATGGCATTAGGTTATACAGCAGAAGATTTAAACAAAGGGTTAGCTGATTATATTTCAATGACCGGTGGTAGAAATGCCAAGGAAATGAAGCAAACGGGTGATTTAGCAAAAGCAGCAGGAGAGTATTTAACTGAATTAGACGATCTAGCACAAATTACAGGTAAGTCAAGAGAACAACAAGAACAAGCACTAAAAGAAGCTAGTGCAAATCAGGCTTACCAAGCATATTTATTAACATTAGACGAAGAAGGTAAAAAGAAAGCCAACACTGCAATGGCAGAAGCTTTAGCTCACGGTGGTAAAGGTGCAGTGCAGGCCCTGCAAAGTCAGCTATTAGGTTTACCACCGATGACAAAAGCTGCCCAAGAATTTACTGCGATAGCACCTAAGATGGCAGCAGCAAATAATAAAATGGCCTCTGCTATCACGGATGCTAGTAAAGGTGTTTCTGATATCAAACAATATGGCGGTGAAATGAGAGTAGCAGCGAATCAAACTGTGAAAGATTTAGGACACTCAATTACCGCGATAGTAGTAGGAGGTGGAAGTTTTGCCGAAATGATGGGTACCCTACAAGGAACTGCAAATAGAAATGCACAACAAGGAGTAGAAACTCTCGAAGAAGCAGAAAGACAAAGGGCCAGCATTGAGGCAAAAAGACAGGAACGAGAACAAAGCGAAGCAGATTCAATGGCCGAAGGAATGAAAGCACTTAAAGAACTAGGTTCCGCATTGTGGGGAGTATTCAGCCCGTTGGTATCCGTTGCCGCTTTATTAGTCAAAGGTATGGGATATCTTGCTTCAGGTGTCTCATCGATACTCAAAGGATTTAATAATTTCTTTGAACAATTTCCATCATATGGACAGGCATTTAAAGGTGTAATTGTAGCAGTGGGATTACTTACCGCCGCTTTCTTAATGGCAAGGGCTAAAACAATTGTATCATCAAAGGCCGAAGACATTATCGGTAGATTTCCATTTAAAGGTGGAGGTGGAGGTGGCGGCGGTGGAGCACCGGGACCAGGAAAAGGCGGGGGTGTTCCTGGTGCAGGAGGTGGACCGTTAGGAGCTATTGCAGGTCTAGGTGGAGGCATAGGAGATGTATTAAAAGGATTATCATCTGGATTACTATCATTTGCCAATCCTGCAATTTTACTAGGAGCAGGTATTTTTGCCGGATCTATAGCATTAATAATAACAGGTATAGGTGCCGGTGTTGCAGCAGCAGCATTTTTAATAGGTAAAGCATTACCTACAATGGCCGAAGGTTTAAAATCATTTGGTGAGATAAACGGAGAGAATCTAAAACAGGTTGCAGTAGGTTTGTTGGAATTAGGAGCGGGATTAGGAGTATTTTCAGCTGTTATGGTAGGTGGTGCTATTGCATCAGTAGGAACAAAAGTTTTGAATATATTTTCAGGCGGTGGTCCTATTGCTCAGATTAAAGATAGTATAACTTCTCTAACTCCTATATTACCTCAAATAGCTGCAATAGGCCCTGCATTGAATAATTATGCATCCGGGATTGTAGCATTTGGTCGTGCAGTAGATGGTGTTAATATTGCAAAGGCCAAAGAAATTAAAGAACTAATGAAAGGACCCGGTCTTGCTGAATCTATAACAAGTGCAGCAGGTTCTATATCATCGGCTGCAACAAAATTAGTGTCAGGTTCTAGTAGTAACGAAGAAAAAACACAAATGGCGCTGTCGGCATTAAATAATACAATGAGAGAGTTGGTTGTTTATATGAAAGATATCTCGGAAAACACCAAGAAAAATGTCAGTGCAACAAAATCTTTAAGTGGCAACTTGTTTGCTTAAAATAAATTATGTCATGGAAAAAATTCTTTACACCTGTTAATGTTAGTGGAAAACTAAGTCCTGTTAGTGGAGCTATGAGCTCATATTCAAGTGCCCACGGAAGTAGATTGAACTATTCGAGTTATCTGCCTGATGTTTATGCAGGGCATCCTAACAGATTAGAAAGATATGGTCAATACGACACCATGGACACGGATAGTGAGGTAAATGCTGCATTTGATATTCTAGCGGAATTTTGTACTCAAAAGAATGATGAAAATGGAACACCATTTCAAATTTTCTTCAAAGATCAAGCCACACAAACAGAAATTAAAATCATTAAAAAATATCTACAGCAATGGTCTAAACTGAACAAATTTAATATTCGAATGTTTAAAATTGTTCGTAATGCCATGAAGTACGGTGATAGTTTCTTTGTTCGAGATCCCGAAACACAAGCATGGTTATATATAGATCCTGCCAAAGTTGATAAAATTATTGTTAATGAAAGTGATGGTAAAAACCCTGAACAGTATCACATTAGAGATTTTAATCCTAATTTAGAAACACTGGCAACAACAGCGATTCAACCCACAAATATACAAGGCGGTGGTAGTCAATTTGGGGGAGGATATAGTTCAGGGCAAGGTGGTGCAGGTGGTAGTCGTGGTATGGTGGGAAGTTTTCCAACCACGGCCAACAGCAGCAGATTTAGTCAAAATCAAAATCAATATGCGATAGATGCTAGACATGTAATTCATATTAGTATGAGTGAAGGTCTAGATAATAATTTTCCATTTGGTAACAGTTTAATGGAAAGTATTTTTAAAGTTTTCAAACAAAAGGAACTTTTAGAAGATTCGATTTTAATCTATCGTATTCAAAGAGCTCCAGAAAGACGAGTATTTTATATTGATGTAGGTAACATGCCAAGCCACCTAGCTATGAGTTTCGTTGAGCGTGTTAAAAATGAGGTAAATCAACGAAGAATTCCCAGTGTCACCGGAGGAGCTCAAAGTGTTGTTGACGCAAGTTATAACCCGTTATGTTTAGACCTAACTACTCTTATCCCACTATTAGATGGTAGAACTCTTACTTTATCTGAACTCATCGAAGAGTTCGATGCCGGAAAAGAGAATTGGGCATATAGTTGTAATCCTGAAACAGGTGAAGTTGTTCCGGGTGTGATTAATTGGGCAGGGGTCACTAGAAAAGATGCAGAAGTTATTAAATTAACTTTTGATAACGGTAAAGAATTAATTTGCACACCGGATCATAAAATTCCGGTATTTGGTAAAGGATTTGTTCAGGCAAAAGATTTAACAGTTAATGATAGCTTGATTTCTTTTAATACACAACAAAAGGCAATTGCATCTAACGGAAATGAATATCAACAAGTATGGGACCATGCATCAAAATCCTGGAAATGGACACATCGAATGGTTGGTGATTTTTTTAGATCTAGAAATAAACATCAAGAATTCACTTATCTAGAAGAAAATATTACCAAGACAAAAACTGTAATTCACCATAAAGATTCTAATAGATTTAATAATGATCCAAGAAATTTGACTTACATGAATAAAGAGGATCATATATTGTATCATGCTGCACAGAAAAAAGATTTCTGGGATACTATGTCTAACGAATATAGAGTGGAAATGACCGGCAAAATATCCAATACATTGAAAGAATATTGGAAAAATATGTCCAACGAAAGTCGATTAACTGCATTGTGGAATATTCGATCAGCTCAAAAACAATCGGTGTGGGCTCGAAGTAATGATCCTAAAGTGGCTGCAAGTTATAAAAAGAATGCCTCTGTTGCTCGTAAACATTATTTAGAAAATAATCCAACAGCTAAAGCACAGTTATTAACTAATTTGGAATCTAGAATTAAAATTAAAAATCAAGAGTTAAAATTAACATTTGATATGTTGCAACGAGTTGCAGATAAAGTTAAATCTGGGATTACTAATAAAAATGATGTACTTGCGCTATGCGATACTGATAGTGATTTACTTAAATTAGTAAAAGAATATAATAGTAATGCACTTGATTATAAAAATTCTCAATGCAAAATTAATTTTAACAAATTTGGCTACAGTAAATTAGATAAGTTATTAGCAAAATATGGTTACAAAAATTGGAAAACTTTTGTTAAAGAAATTGATAATTTCAATCATAAGATTGTAAAAATTGAAAAAGTTGCTAGCAGAGATACGGGTACTATTACTATAGATGGAACTGAAAAATGGCATGCATTCCATACTTTTGCCATCGATAGTGGTATATTTGTTAAAAATTCAATAAATGAAGATTACTTTTTCCCTCAAACAGCAGAAGGCCGCGGATCAAAAGTTGAGATATTACAAGGTGGTCAAAACCTAGGAGAAATCGATGATCTACGATATTTTACCAATAAGTTGTTTCGTGCTTTACGGATTCCTAGCAGTTACCTCCCTACTGGGTCCGACGACGGAGGATCTAACTTCAATGATGGAAGAGTTGGAACAGCATTCATCCAAGAATTAAGATTTAACAAATACTGTGAACGATTACAGAGTTTATTAAATGATCCATTTGATAACGAATTTAAATTGTATTTGCATACACAGGGTATAAATGTTGACAATAATCTATTTGAAATAAAATTTAATCCTCCTCAAAATTTTGCTGCTTATCGTCAGGCAGAAATGGATACAGCAAGAGTCAACACATTTAATACAATGGTAGCCATTCAATTTATGAGTAAAAGATTTGCCATGAAGAGATTTTTAGGAATGACTGCAGAAGAAGTTGCCGAAAATGAAAGAATGTGGCGTGAAGAGAATGTCAACGAGGATCAATATTTAAGCGCCGGTAGTGAACTTAGAGGGGCAGGAATTACAGCAAATGGTATGGCAGCAGATACAGCAGCAATGAGTGGAGGAGATGTTCCTCCTCCGCCAGGTGGAGGAGACGCAGGCGGTGCTCCAGGGGAAGGCGGTGCTCCAGGAGGAGGTGGTGCTCCAGGAGGAGGTGGTGCTCCAGGAGGTGCTCCTCCAGCATAAATACAATTATGATACTAAGAGAATTCATTTATTTTGATAGAGAACATGCAGAACCTCAAGAGGATAATAGGTATTTGAGTCAAAATGATACCAGCATTCTCAAAAGCAAGGATTTGCGTAAAACTCGTTTGACATTAAGAATGATAAACGATATTCGTAAAGCAGCAGAGGCACATGACAAAGAAAAGCGTGAAGAACTTGGTTTAGTTAGAAAAATGTATGCTGCTCCTCCAGCAGAAGCAGCAGGTTAAGATAAGTTTTTGTTAAAAAATAAATAAATTTAACAAAAATATCAAAACAAGGATTAAAAATCCTTAGTCTTTTGGCTAAAATGGTTCATTTTAGGCCTATTTCGCGCATGAAAATAATCAACGCCGTAAATAACTTATAGCCATGCCGCTACCAAAAAAAGGAGAATTTTAAACATGTCTACCAAATTTGAAAAATTGCTAGACTATCTTGTTAACGAAGAAATGGATAAAGCCAATGAGCTGTTCCACGAAATCGTTGTGGAGAAGTCTCGCCAGATTTACGAAAATCTCATCGCTGAAGAAGAAGAGGATGATGAAGAAGAGGATGATAGTCGTAAAAAAGATGATGAAGAAGAGGATGATGAAGAAGAGGATGAAGAAATGGATGAAGCCGAAGACCTTGAAGATTCCTATATGATGGACTCGGACGACGAAGGTGGATTTGGAGGTGGTGATGAACATGATGCCACAGACAAATTAGGTCTTGATGTAGCTGCCGACGATGATATGGGCGGTGACATGGGCGGTGAAGAAAGCGAACATGATCAAGCTATCTACGATATTCAGAAAGCCATCGATGAGCTAGAAGCCGCATTTTCAGAGCTCAAAGCCAGTCACGGCGAAGAAGGCGATGAAGATGAAATGGGTGACGAATTTGCCGACAGCGATGACGAAGAAGGCGATGAAGATGAAATGGGTGACGAATTTGCCGACAGCGATGACGAAGAAGTCGGAGAAGACGATCTAATGATGGGTCTTGGCGAAGGTCGCAAACTTCGTGAATATACAGAAAAAGTCGGTAACGATTGGGACAAAAGTGGAACTCAAAAGACCGATGGTGACTATGCCGGTGCAGGGTCTGGTGAAACACAAAGTAAACCAGTTGCAGGTAAAAGTCCAGTAAGTTCTGGAAAAGGAAAAATAACAACTAGTGCAACCGCAGAAAATATTCTAGGTGACTCAGGCACCGGAAAAGGAAAGAATGTTGGTACAAGTCCCGACAGTCTAAACAAAGGTATTGCACAAGTTAGTGGTGAAAAGTTTGCCAACGGTATGCACAATGTAGATGGAGTTAAAAGCGGTGTTAAAACTCTAAACAAGCAAGGTGCAGGATACCCTGGTAACAATAAAACTGCCGGTCCAGTAGGAAGTGGCTCTGGTGATAAAGCTGGTCAAACCAGTGTTCACAACACTCCAAGTCCTTTAACTGGTGCCCCAGGTCACGGTAAGAGATAAAGAGAAACCGGATGAAACAATTATCTTATTTGCGTGAACATCTAAGTTTTGATCAAGCACAAGCTGTTTTAGAAAGTGATGACAAGGATGGCAAGAACCTTTATTTAAAAGGTATTGCCATTCAAGGCGGGATTCGCAATGCCAATCAACGAGTTTACCCAGTAGATGAAATTGAGCGTGCAGTTAAAACACTAAATGATCAAATCCAAAATGGCTATAGCGTTTTAGGAGAAGTTGACCATCCGGATGACCTTAAAGTAAATTTAGACCGAGTAAGCCACATGATTACACAAATGTGGATGGAAGGTCCAAATGGATATGGAAAGATGAAAATCCTTCCAACCCCAATGGGAAATTTAGTCCGCACCATGCTTGAAAGCGGTGTAAAACTTGGTGTTAGTTCTCGTGGTAGTGGCAACGTTAACGACATGAACGGCCATGTATCCGATTTTGAGATTATCACTGTGGACATAGTAGCCCAACCCAGTGCCCCTGGTGCTTATCCTACTCCTGTGTACGAACATTTGATGAATACACGAGGTGGTATGAAAGCACTTAGGGTCGCTACAGAAGTAAAAGAAGATCCAAAGGCCCAGAAATATCTTCAAGAAACAATCTTGAATGTTATTAAAGGTCTAAAATAAAGCCCGAGGAGAAATTAATGTTGGACGCATTCAAACAATTAGTTGAATCAGGTGTGATGACAGAAGAGACAAAAAATGTTGTCGAAGCTGCACTTCAGGCCAAAATTCAAGAGAATCGCGACCAAATTACAGCTGAACTTCGCGAGGAATTTGCTCAAAAATACAATCATGATAAAACCATGATGGTTGAAGCAATCGATCGCATGTTAAGTGACCGTTTGGCCGTTGAGATGACTGAATTGCATGCTGACAAAAAGGCACTAGATGAAGCTAAAAAGACATATAAAAAGCGTATGTCAGATGATGCTAAAAAACTAGAAGGTTTTGTTATCAAGCAATTAGGTAAAGAATTGGTAGAATTCCAAGGTGATCGTAAAAAAGTCACTGAGAATTTTACAAAACTAGAGCAATTTGTTGTTCATGCTCTAGCTCGTGAAATCAAAGAATTTGCCACAGATAAACGCGATTTAGCTGAAACGAAAGTTAAACTAGTTCGCGAAGCTAAGAGCAAATTTGAAGAGATCAAGCAAGGTTTTATTAAACGAGCTTCACGAGTTGTTGAAAATACAGTTACTAAAAAATTAACTTCTGAAATTAAACAATTAAAAGAAGATATTGATAGTGCTCGTAACAATGACTTTGGTCGCAAAATTTATGAGGCATTTGCACAAGAGTTTGCAGGTTCATATCTAAACGAAAAATCTGAAACAAGTAAATTGCTAAAGATTATTCAGAAGAAAGATCAAGAACTTGCAGAGGCAAAACAAGCCATCACTGAGAAAGAAACTATTGTAGAATCTACTCAACGCGAAATTCGTGTCACTAAAGACCTAATGGAGCGTAAACAAGTGATGGGCGAACTATTGGCACCTTTAAGTGCTGATAAGCGAGAGATCATGAAGGAACTTCTTGAATCAGTTCAGACCAAGAAACTTAATGATGCTTTCGACAAATACCTACCAGCAGTTATAGAAGGACATAAAAAGCAACCGGTTAAAAATAAAACCATGCTTGCTGAAAGTGCAGAAGTAACTGGAAATCGTGAGACAAAGCCCGAGGTAGGCTTAGATAACATCTTAGATATCCGTAAATTGGCGGGTCTAAAATAAACTATATTCAAGGAGACAAATAAATGTCACGTTTATTAAATGAAAGATGGTCAGAGACCAAGGACGCTCTGCTTGAAGGCCTACAGGGTAACCGTCGTGCTTCAATGTCAGTTTGCTTAGAAAACACACGTAAGTACCTTGCAGAAAGTGCTACAAGCGGTGCAACAAGTGCTGGAAATATTGCTACATTAAATCGTGTAATTCTTCCAGTAATTCGTCGTGTTATGCCAACAGTTATTGCTAACGAAATTATTGGTGTTCAACCAATGACAGGTCCTGTTGGTCAGATTCACACACTTCGCGTTCGCTATGCTGACAACTCAAACGAAGTTGTAGCAGGTGAGGAAGCATTGAGCCCATTTAAGATTGCTCAAGCTTATTCTGGTAACGATAATAGCACAACACCTAAAGCTGCTGCTACAAGCACACTTGAAGGTACACCAGGTAAGCGTATGAGCATCCAGATCTTGAAAGCTCCAGTAGAAGCTAAGAGCCGCAAGCTATCAGCTCGTTGGACCTTTGAGGCTGCTCAAGATGCACAGGCTCAACAAGGTATTGATATCGAAGCAGAAATCATGGCCGCTCTAGCACAAGAAATTACTGCTGAGATCGACCAAGAGATTCTAGCTAGCCTCCGCGCTCTAGGTACAGTCGAAGAGACATACGACCAAGCACTAGTTTCTGGTACAGCTACATTCGTTGGTGACGAGCATGCTGCTTTAGCAATTCAAGTCAATCGTGTTGCTAACTTGATCGCTCAGCGCACACGTCGTGGTTCTGGTAACTGGGCCGTTGTTTCTAACCAAGCTTTGACTATTCTTCAAAGTGCTACAACAAGCGCATTTGCTCGCACTACAGAAGGTACTTTCGAAGCTCCAACTAACACCAAGTTTGTTGGTACATTAAACGGCGCTATGCGCGTTTATGTTGACGCTTATCTACCTGATAGTGGTAGCCAAGCAATCCAGGACAACCAGGTTCTAATTGGTTATAAGGGAAGTTCAGAGGCTGATGCCGCTGCATTCTACTGCCCATATATTCCTCTAATGAGTTCTGGAGTTGTACTTGATCCGGCTACTTTCGAACCAGTAGTTGGCTTCTTAACACGCTATGGTTATGTTGAACTAAGTAACACCGCATCAAGTTTAGGTAATGCGGCAGATTACTTAGGTAAAGTAAGCATCAACTCTAACACAGTAAGCTTCAAGTAATTGATTACTTGTAATTTCACTGAACAAAACCCGCTTCGGCGGGTTTTTGTTTATAAGTTATTTTCCAAAGTTTCTTTCCTGCATCCCAGATACGGTCATAACCTAAATCTTGCATGATTTGCCATTCGGTTCTATCACCTACTTGAATATTAAATTTTGATTTAATTTTTTGTTTGGTAAATTTTTTCTTATTTTCAATATTATGGTAATTTTGTGTATAATAATAATTTGGTAAAGAAGTACGAATCAATTCAAATCCCGATTGTTGATAAACATTTCCGGAACTATGGCGATTATCGCTATAAGAAAAAACATCTGTGTGTTTAATATTAAGACAATGTAGTGAGTATTTTAATAATCTGCTGAATAGCCCTGGATAATTAGCTGTTAAATCTGTAGCATATCTTACAATCTCGACTCCTGACGGTCGCACTGCCAACGCCATAACCCCTACTAGTTTATTTTCATAATAAGCACCGAATGTTTTTTTTCGATCTCCTGAAAATCCTTGTATATGATTTTTAAATAAGAATTCTTTTTCTTCATTTAATGTAACAATTTTAAAATCTCTAATCTTTCTTGCCCCTATTGTTTTATCAATTTTACCAAATAGATATTTTATTTTAGATTCAATAACCTGCCAGGATTTGCTCAGCTCAAAGTCCCAATATTGAAAAAGGTTAATATTAGACTTCTGACATTGCTGCCATTTTTCGTAGTGATATGTGTCTTTTCTACCAGCAGATATTTCGGAATGCCAAAAAACACTACCCACTTCAATTGCAGCTTTAATTTTTGGAAAGTAAAAATCTAATTCTTTTCCATTTAGTATAGATCTATCACCTTGAATAAAATCAATACCTTCTATTAATCCTAAACTTAATAAAAAATTTCTAATTTTAAATTCCCATTTTGATCTAGATGAAACGGAAAATATTTCTCGACAATTATATTTTGCAGCACGCCTGGCAACTGTTGTTGCACTAACACCTAATTTTTCTCCTGACTCTGCTAAAGTTAGACCTTGTAAATTTTCAATAAACAAATTTTTATTTTCTAAAATATCTACAATTTCTTTTGAAAGATGTGACTGTAAAGCATGCACATATCCATATTTTTCTTTGCGAATATCATAAATTTTATCTTTAATTTCTTGAACAGAAAACGGGTTACCACCATGCTTATCTATAAATGTTTGTCTTGCTAACTGCATTTTATCTGATAAATTTGGATGATTATTATTAAATGTATCTAGAGATTTTTGCCGTATTGTTTGAGACTGAAAAGGATATTCCACCCCATATTTGTCTAATGTTCTTTTACGAATTGTTTTTTGAATTTGATCAGATTGTAAAGGAAATTCGGTTCCGTATCGTTGTAAATTTGTTTGTTTTGTTTTTTCTCTTACTAGGGAATTAAGAGCAGCATTTGCGAATCCATATTTTTTTAAATTTGTCTTATTTCGATTGTGGATCATTGACTGTAACTTATCTGGATTATTTTTCCATATCTCAGATATTTTTTTACTATGTGCTTGGTTTTTTGCCAAACATTTAGATCCACAAAATTCTCTATATCCTAAATTAAATGTGTTAAATTGCCTCATACCTCCACATTCACACTTTAACGGCAACGATTCATTAATGATACACCATAATGTTTCGGATATAGATTGTGTGTTTATTTGTTGTTGATAATCACTGATCTGTTTTTGTAACTCAGGTCTTGATAATATTAATTTAGAATATGCTTTGGTATTTTTTCCAGAAAATAATGAAATTAATGATTCTTTAAGAGTTTGTAAATTCTGCATTGTGTTTATGTAAAGTTAGTTTTATTTATAAATATAACACAAAATGATTTAAAAATTAACATTCTAATATTTTGATACCAGGTAAATAATATTGTTCGCTCTTAACGGAGAGTTTATGCGGTATCCCTCCGCGTAGGCAATAGAACTGTCTAAATTTAAGGAGATAAAACAAATGGGTCGTCCAATTAAAAAGAAATATTTCGTCAAAGGTGGTTCCGATGATGCCAGTTCAGTTGTAAAATATAAAGGTGTTACCTTAAGTGCTAATGCTGCCGGATCACATTATTCGCAAGGAACTAGCGCAGTTTTTTCAGGACCTGATTCTAGTCCAGGTGTTCAAGCCACAGCAGCACTAACAATTGCTTTACCTGGTGCAGGTGGCGGAGTTACAGCCGCAACTATTGTTAATCCAGGTTCCGGATATGCAACTGCACCGGCAGTTACACTTGTTAAACCGACAACTGTAACCTTATCGGCTACATTAAGTACATCTACATCTACTATTTCAGGTATTAGTACCAATGGAATATATGTAGGTATGAGAATGGATGGTACACCCGGTATGCCAGCCTCTAACTATGTTACTGCCGTTAATCCTACATCTGTAACGGGAACTTATAATTTTACAGCTAATACAACTACCGCTGTGACATTTAGTGATGTTGGCTCAGGTGCTACATTTACAGTAGGACTAACCGCAGTTGAAGCAGATACAGGTACTATCGCATGTACAGCATATCTAACAACCGGTTCTAGTGCTGTTAAATCGGCTATTATTAAGCAAGAAGGCAGTCATCGTTATTTTGTTGAAAACGATCAAGGTCGCGGAACATGTCTATTGGCAACTACAAGTACATTAACTGCTGGTCAAATGACCATTATTGCTAATGATACCAATGGTAGTACCTACTATGTTAAGAAATTAACTGCTCGTAAGGCAGTGATTTATCGAAAAACAGTAAATGGTAGCTTTTTGTTCAATAACGAAGCGGTAGTAGGTTGGACAACAGGTGCACCAAGCACAGGTATTGTACAAATTGTAACAAATTAATTAGATATAATCTAATTAGAAAAGGACTCTTAGGGGTCCTTTTTTTATTATGTTTTTGTTGCAATAAATACATTATGAGCACGATTTTTACTACCCCTACAACAATAATACAATATCCGGAGGATTTAAATCATATCGCTTGGTTCGAGCAAGATAATTTTAGCAATATCAAAACCCTAAATGGAAAAGGAACTTCAACAGTTCGCCCACTTTTGCATATCTCTCGTCAACCAAAAAATGATATAAACATGAAGACTTATTATTTGCAGGCCACTGGTTTTAATTTTGTTAATTTACCTCAGGTGCTTAGTGGAATAGCATGTAGAGTTACAATAAACAGAGGTGGTAGAATATTTGATGACACAATACAACTTTGTTTTCAAAATAATTTGATAGGAATTAATAAAACAGGACAAAGTTGTGATCCTGTACAAATATATGGAGGATCTACCGATCTTTGGGATGTCAAGAACATTTCATTATCGATGATACAAGATAATTCATTTGGTGTTACAGTTAGATTTAGAAGCCATCCTAGTTGGCCACATAAAACTACACCCATCATAAATGGCATAGAGTTACAGATCTTTTAAAATCAAATAAATATCCTAAAGGAATGTGAATAATGGCTAGTAGAACTTCAGGTACAAGAAATATAGCACCACTCAGTGGAAGTGTAACCTCTAATTCGGGTCTAATTACCTTTACTCAAAATAATCAAAATCAAACAAATATAACTTCAGACGAAACTAACATTATAAGTTCGAGTACAGTTAATATTCAAACAGATCAAACTACCATTCAAAGTTCTAGTCAAGTTGCCATTCAAACCAATGACACCAATATTGAAAGCACAGGAACATTTACACTTGCAACTCAACTATTTACTGTAAACACAGATCAATCTGTAATTAAAAGCACAACAAAGTTTGATCTAACTACTAATAATTTAAATTTAACAGGTCCTTTAAATATTTTAGATAGTTCGGGAAACTATGCAGCAACTATTACAAATACTGCTAGTAATGTCGGTAGCATAGTCTATGGCACAAACGACCCTGTAACCATAGATCAAACTTTATATAGTACTACAGAATTAAGACAAATGGGCCAGGCCTATTTCTCAGGTGGTGTAGGTATTGAAAAAGATTTAGCTGTAGGAGGATTTATTTTTGGTAGAATTGCAGCAGCTAATACGGCCTCTACTGCTACCGCTGTTACTGTTGTTGTGACAAATAACAATGATGATTATTTTCCTACATTTACAAATGCATCCGGATTAATTTCTTCAGGTGCACAACTTTATGCTGATACTGAAAATGGAAATAATTTAACAGGTCCAAATAACGGATTAAAATATAATCCTTACACAGGAAAACTTAAATTAGAAAGAATTTTAGTAACCAGTACAGATAATGCTACATCAACATCAACAGGAAGTATTGTAGTTTTAGGTGGCATAGGTGTTAGTCAAGATGTTTATGTAGGAGGAAACACTACAGTTAATGGATTGGCAACATTTACTAATACATTAAATGCTATATCTACATCTGTTGCAGCATTAGTTGTAGGTGGCGGTATAGGAATAGCCAAGGATATTGTGTCAAGCGGTAATATTTTACCCAGTGCAGACAATACAGGTACTATAGGTAATAGTGTAGTTAGTTGGAGAGATTCATATCTTAACAATATCTACACAAGATTTTTAGGTAATACAAACAGTAATATTACCTTAAGTCCTTCGGATGGAAACGGAATAGTTGATATTTTTGGTGATATTCGTGTTCGTGGTTCTAATCCTATTGGAACTGCACCAATGGTTACAAATACACTATATGTGACCATGGATGGTGATGATACCAATGACGGGCGTGCAATGGATCCTAGCAGAGCATGTAGGACCATTGGCGGTGCAATGAAAAGTCCTTATTATCAACCAGGTACACAAATTTTAGTTTCTGCAGGAAGATATTTAGAAAATAATCCTTTGGAAATGAAACCTTACACCAGTGTAAGAGGCAGCGACATTCGTACAACATTTATAGAGCCCATTAATAAGACTCAAGATCTGTTTCATATGAACAGCGGTTGTTATTTGAACTACATGAATTTTCTTAATGGCCGCAGCGGTAGACTACCTGGTCAATATGATCAAAGATTTAACAGAGGTGCATATTGTGCAGCATTCCCACCTCTAACTGGTAGTGAGAGAATAGACTTATTTCAATCGCCTTACATTCAGAACTGTACCAATCAAAGTGGCCCATGGTTAAACGATGGCACGATGTTCTTGCCAAATCAAACTGTTCAGGTACCTCAAGCTGTTGCAATGGGATCATGGGAAGCAAATACCGCATCCATTGTTGTAACAGTTGAACAAGGCACATTAAGCATAGGACAAAGTATTAATGCAGGAAAACAAAATCCCGGGTTTTTTAATGCAAGAACATTGATATTAGCCAATAAACCGTTTATTCAAAATCAAGCTGTAGCATGGGTAAACGCAAATTATCCTGATTTTAAATATAATGAGCAACTTTGTTTTAGAGATGCAGGAATATTAGTCGAAAACATGTGCTATGATATGGCATTTGGAGGAAATCAAAAAAGCATCGAAAGTGGTCAAGCATATTATCGAGGCGTAACTAGCGTTATTGCTGGACAAGAAACTCAAACAGTTGGTGCAATAAATTATATTAAAACATTATGTCAACAGGTTGCTGTAAATTCTACTTGCACAGTTTTAAGTCCACCTGCAAATATTCCTTATACACCACAGGTCTTTAATTCAAATCTAATCGGTGGAGATATTGCAAACGATTCTATCAGTAATCTTTTCGATATCGTTGGTAACATTATAACAAATGGTCCTGATGCAGCACCAGATATGTATGTAGGACCCGGACCCGATGCTGCATTTGTCAGTGCAGAAATACTGTTACAGGCCAATAGAACATTTATACAAGAGAACACACTAAATTACATAAATTATAATTTATGCTATCCAAGCAAATCTTTACCTTATAATCAAATTAAATGTAAAAGAGATGGTGGAATTATTTTAGATAGTGTCGCAGCCGATTTATTGTTTCCTACCACCGATAATAGTCAAAGCACATTCGCAGCCTTACAATATTATATTCAAGGTGGATACACAGGCAATATTCCTAGTGAAATTACTGCTACAATCGCGGCAATATCTTATCTAAGAGATTTAAGTATTAAAGTTGTCCAAAATATTACACCCGATATAGATGCAATTAATGGTATTACGAGATATACAAATGGTGTTCAAACAACATCAAGTAACTATGCAACCGCCAACGAGGTTGCTATATTAACCTCTGAATTTTCTAATGTTATAACCATATTAAATGGAAGAACTATAGGATGGACCGATTTGATTGTACCTAACGGTGGAACACCCAGTATGTTCCCTAGTGTACAAGATACTTATAATTTATTATTAGCAAATACCGATTATTTAAAAGGCGAGATAATAGGATTTATCACAGCAAATTATCCAACATTGAATTATAATTCAACTACATGCTCTCGTGATGTTGGTTATATCATAGACAGTATAGCGTTTGATTTATTGTACGGCGGAAACAGACAAAGTATTCAAAGCGGATTAAGTTATTACACAAACTTATCTAGCGCAACAGTTATACCCAGTGAAATAAATGCCACAATTGATGCCTTTAATTTTATGGCCAATTTAGCAGAAACATTAGTACTAGGTAATCAGTATGCTCCTCTACAAACTGTTGTCAAACCTGTGCTAAATTTACCTGTAGGCGACACCGATACTACCTCTAAAATTTCTAGTATATTTTCAACAATTACAGATATTCTAGCATCTGGACCAAGCGCAGCACCTCCATTAGGACCGATCAGTTTAATACAGTCTTCGGTTAGTAATGTTAAAAATGCATATAATATAATAGAATTTAATAAGGCCTTCATTGTGGCAGAAATGATAGCCTATTTAGATAACAAATATAATTCAAATAGTTTTAATTACAATCAAGAATTATGTTATAGAGATGTTGGGTTAATTGTAGATGCTGTTAGTCAAGATATACTCTTAGGTGGAAATCAAAAGACTATAGAAGCAGGACTAAGTTATTGGAATCAAGCTTACAATTATGTGTCAGGACAATTAACTACAACTACGGCGGCTATTAATTATGTAAGAGATATTGCATTACAAATTATTGCCAATAATACGGTAACTAGTATCACAGGCACGGTGGCTACTCAAGTGATTAATACATTTTTCCAGTATGGTGATACCTATATGCCTCAAGAAGCGGTTACTCGTAATTTCAATATTGTAACCACAATCATAAACGATGGACCATCGACAGCACCACAAGAATATGCAGGTGGAGGATTGTTTGGTCTGACAGGATTAAATGGTAGCTCGGTAAAGATAGCACCTAAGGTGACTAGCTTAAATCAAATCTCGACCAATACCTATCGAGTAGGTTTAGATACGGCCACTATAGGTTTTGGAAATAATGCGACTTTATATTTTGGTAAAACAGAAGTGTATCCGTTACAAAATGCACAGGTTGAACAATTGAGTCTTGAATACACAGGAAATTCAAATACATGGAATGAACGCAAAGTTGATCCACTTGGTGCAATGGGTGGTACACTAATTGATGGTGCTGTAATCAGTGATCGCAGCCCAATTCAATCGTTTGTATTTGATGCATTCACACAATTAAATCAAGGTGGTATTGGTGTAAAAGTTACTAATAATGGATATGCACAGTTGGTTAGTGTGTTTACCATCTTCTGTAATGTAGGTGTACAATGTGACAATGGTGGAATAGCTAGTATCACTAACTCAAACTGTAACTTCGGTGATATATCTTTAGTAGCAAAAGGATATGGTCCTAGAAGTTTCAGTGGAACAGTGTTTAATCCTGCATTTAGAGCATATCCGTTTAGTCCCAATGTTCCAGGTGGGGCTTATTTAGATCAATTTTATCCTGATGGTTACTGGCCAAATAGTGGTCAGGTAGAAGTTTTTGTACCTGATACAGCTAATAGACCACATATAGGTCTGGTAATGGAAATTATTCCTCCTGAAGGACACATCAATGAACAAGATTTTGCAGGCTTTCTTAATGCACAACCAAGTACTAGTACATTAACCACAGGAACCATTGAACTTGTTAATATTGATACCACTGATGTATATATCGGTAATACTGTGTTTATTAGAGACCAGTTTGGTCGACAACACGATGACAATGGAGTATGGTACGCTGCTACAGGAACCGTGGTCACTGATGTAAACTATAATAGTATTTCTCTGAATCAGGCCTTAGGTAGTGGTGGAGGAGATCCTACCAATCCTACATATTTCACAATTTATTTTTGTGGCAATAGCTATTATACTGTGCAAACAAGTTCTGTTGCTAACAGCCCTTATGCACCAAATACGAATATTCTGTCTGCTAACTATGATCCATATTATCAAGGACCCTCGGTTAGTCAGATTTACGCACACATTCAAAGTTTGGAATATTTGAATACCATAGTAGATAGTATCATCAATAATGTCGAAATAACACCCACAGTGGGTAATTCATCAACACAATATATAGATAATACTGTTACAGGTGGAATTTTATCCAAGGAATTTATTGACTTAAGATTTGGTTATATGATCGATATTATAGGTGCGGCAAATATTTCCGCTGCCAATGCTGTAGTTCCTCAAAGTCAAATTACCACATCAGGTACAATACCACAAGGTGCAGGAAGTGCAATTATTTTAATTCAAAATAATTTAGATTTCTTGGCCAATGAGATTGCAGCCTATGTAAATGTAAATTTCTTATCATCTTTAGGTTCTTACAACCAAACAAAGTGTGTAAGAGATGTGAAATTAATTTTACAACAATTAATCTATGATTTGGAAACAGGTGGAAATTATAATAGTGTCTATAGTGGATTAAGTTACTGGAGTAGAGCAGGAACTTATCATTTGGTAGAGTTAGGAGAAACGGTTACTAGACCTGACTTATTCCCAGATGGTTCTACAGTTAACTTCTATCAAAGAAGTTACATCAGTGCTAGCGGTTATCTATTTGAATATGTCGGTGCAGGTACTAACTATGGAGCCTTACCTCAAAGAGGCGTGGCCGATCCTGTTCAAAGTAAAGAGGTTGTACAATTAAATGCAGGCAAGGTTTTCTATACAAGCACAGATCAAAATGGAGACTTTAGAATAGGACCGGGGCTTGTAATTAGCCAAGCAACAGGTGTTTTAAGCGGAAGAACATTTGTTCAGAGTTTATATGCTAATATGACACCATTCATATTGGCAATTGAATAATAGGATATAATATGGCACAATTACCATTAAACAAATTTTTAACGAAAACGGCAGTTCTAGGAACTGATCCTACCTATAATGTTTATACATCACCTATTGGAGTTACTTCAATTGTGCTTATGGCACAGGTTGCTAACATTAGTACATCGACACAAAACATAACTTTTGAGCATTTTAGATACAAAACTATATTACCTGATGCACAAGGATTTGGAGGACAGCCTGGAAATACTCCTAGTACATTGGTTCAAAGTTTTGCTGTTCCTCCTAATGATGCTGCTAATCCTATTGTTGGAAAAATGATTATCGAAGAATTAGACAGTATTAGAGCATATGCATCAACAACAGGTACAATGCAACTGGTAATGAGTATATTACAAACTTCGAATTCATAAAAAGGACTAGATAATGCCATCATTATTAAGTGGATCAATATTAAGATCAGGAGGTAGCGGAGAATTTATTAAACTTCAAGCCGCACAACCTCAACTTCCACCAAGTCCTAGTACAAGCACAGGTTATACAGTAATAACTAATGATCTATTGCAAACCACCTATAGTAGCAGTTTAGGAAATATACAATTTTATACAGGAACAATCTATAGTAATATTCCTTCCCAACCACTACAATTAATTGGCACCGGAAGTTTGGCTGTTATTGTTACAGGTGGTGTTCCTACAACAAATACAGCAACAGGTGCACTAGTTGTTGAAGGTGGTATAGGTGTAAGTAATGATGTGTATATAGGTGGAGAATTAACTGTAGTTAATACCACAACTATAAATGGAAACTTGATTGCAAACGAGAGCTTGCAAGTTACAGGTATAGGAACGGTAAATTTAAGTCCACAAGCAGGAACGGTGCTAATTCAACCTACATTAGGTGGAACTGTACAAATTGAACCTAATTTAACAGGTAACTTGGACAACATGGTTATAGGACAATATGTTCCTGAAAACGCGAATTTTTTAAATGTATATAGTCCAAACGGTAACACTTTAGAAAACAATTTATTATATACACCTCAAGTTACTGTTTCAATTTCCGCACCATCTAACCCTAGAGTAGGGGATTTTTGGATTAATCCAATATATGGTGTTGAACTTCAATATATCAAAGATGGTACTAGTACCTTTTGGATACAATTTACAGGTTTTTAAAAATGTCATTACTAAATTTTCCAACTAATCCAACTTTAAATCAAACTTACTCAATAGGAAATTCTACATGGGTATGGAATGGTGCTGCCTGGATAAAATTAACCAGTAGTCCTTTAACATCGATTACTGTGAATGTAATTACCGCAAGCACATCTACACAAACAGGTAGTTTAGTGGTGCAAGGTGGACTGGGTGTGGGTGGTTCTATTAATGCCGGATCTACATCTACTATAAACGGCGCAGAAATTCTTACCACGGCTACATTGGACAATTATGTCAAACAGACGGTTATTACAGCAGGAACAGATACAGTTGTAACAGAGTATGCCGATAACGGCCGATCTTATTTTACAATTTGGAATACTAGCACACTTCAAACAGTAACCGACCGAGGAAATACAACAAACAATCAAATTAAAATTACAAATTCAACTAGTGCCACCAGTGTAGGAACTGGTGCTCTTATTGTCGATGGAGGAATAAGTGCTACTGGAGATTTATGGTTAGGAGGCACAATTTATAGTGCAGGTGTTCCTATAATTACCACAAGTACCTTAATTGACCATTTCTCTGCTGGTACAGACATTTATATCGAGGCCGTACCTGAGTTAACAACAAGTGCATACACTATTATTATCAGCAATACTAGTACATTGCAAACTGTAACTTCAAGAGGTAGTAGCACCGACCATATTGTATATTTTACAAATACAACCAATAGTACTTCAAGTTCAACAGGTGCTGTAGTTATTTCTGGAGGTTTAGGAGTTGGTGGTAGAATTAATTCTGAAAGTCTTCAGATAGCTGACACCATCATGGATTCTGGCTTCATTAGCATAAATACTACTGCGACTACTATAATAGATGAATATTCATTGGATGAATACAGATCTGCCAAATATTTAATTCAAATTGAAGCAGGAAGCGGAGAAACAGCAGAGTTTGAAACAATTGAAATATTACTTTTGGTAGACAATCGACAAACAGTTTATGCAACAGAATATGCTGTTTTGAGCTCAAACGGAGAATTAGGAGATTTTGCATCGGATATTGAAAATGATAATTTTGTAAGATTGTATTTTACACCATACTATACAATTCCTATGACACTACAGATTTTTAGATCAGCGATGCGAAGTTAATTAAAGGAACAATTAAATGGCACTAACATCCATCACTAAAGATTTTATAGTTAAATCTGGTCTGATTTCAGAAGGAACAAATTTTGTAACTTCATCTACCAGCCAAACCGGAACTTTACAAATTTCCGGCGGTGCGGCAATTGCAAAAAATCTTATAGTAGGAACTACTTCAACATTTTGGGGTCTTTCCGTACACTATGCACCAATGGTAGTAAATGGAACCTCTACTTTAAACGGTGATCTAATTGTTTCTGGATTTTCGAGCTTAGGCGGTGGCGCAACAATCAGCGCGCTTACTGTGACAAATGCAGCATCGGTAGGAACCGGTTTAACTGTAACAGGACTTTCAACATTAAATGGTGGCACAATCTTAGGATTAACTACCATAACAAATACAACCGGAGTATTTTCAACTAACTCCGGAGCATTGCAGGTTGCAGGTGGAATAGGTGTCGGTGGTGGATTATATGTTGGTGGTCTAACAACAATAACAAATATTGTTAATATAACAAATTCAACCGCTGCAAGTAATGTAGGACCAACAGGCGCCTTACAGGTCACCGGCGGAACCTATATAGGTGGAAATTTAGTTGTTAACAGTTCTAACTATAACACCGCAACAAATACAGCCAACGCAATATATACACCTGGCGGTATATATGCCGACGGTGGACTTACAGTGGGTACAAATGGTCCGGTTTTATTCAAAGGACCGGTAACATTTAGCGGTACAGCAACTTATGTTCTTAGTACAAATTCATTCTATACAGATAACATACTAGAGATACATGTACCACCTACAGGAGTATACGGACAGTGGACATTTGATGACGGCAAAGATATTGGTTTTAGATTCCATTACTATACCAACTCAACAGACACAAATGCTGCTCTTGTATTAGCTGATGATACCAAATACCTGGAATGGTATCAAAGTGGTGCAGAAAGCTCAAGTGGTGCATTTACAGGTAGTGTAGTATACGGTACATTTAAGACAGGTCAAATTTTACTTATAGGAACCGCCGGATCGGCATCAACAAATACCGGTGCACTACAGGTATCTGGAGGGATAGGCGTCGGTGGTGGCGGATATTTCGGAGGAATTGTCACTGCCACAACATTTGTTGGAAGCTTAACAGGTACAGCAACCAGTGCAAATAATTTAACAGGCGGTGGAACAGGAAGTATACCATATCAAAGCAATCCAGGTGTAACTTCGATGTTGCCTGTTGGTTCCAATGGATTTATACTGTCCGTAGCGGGCGGTCTTCCAACTTGGACAGCAATCAGTGGATTGAGCGCAGGTAATGCTACAACCGCAAGTAATATTGCAGGTGGGGTAGCCAACCAAATTCCTTATCAAAACGCACCCGGTAGCACAGTATTCAATGCAGGGTTAACATTTAACGGTACAACATTTACAACTACCAACATCGTTGTAAGCGGAACCGGTAATTCAACAGGTTATAATAACGGCACAGGTGCTCTACAGGTTGCCGGTGGTGCAGCTATTAATAACGACCTATGGGTAGGTGGCAATATTAACTTACAAGGTAGTTTATTCCTAAAAGGTGTTGGACTTGACCAAATTACAAGTACAACCGGTACATTTGTAAATCTTGTGGTTACCGGTACAAATGGTACCGTGATGGCGATATCAGGTAATTCTACAATTGGTGGAAATTTATCGATTACAAGCTCTACAGGTGTATACTCAACTAATTCAGGTGCTGTTCAGGTAACAGGCGGTGTAGGAATCGTCGGCGGACTATTTGTAGGTGGAATAATCACCGGAACTTCGTTATCTATATCAGGATATAGTTCACTGAGCGGAGGAGCAACTCTAAGTGCTGCTACAGTAACCAACTCACTAGGTGTTACTGGTTATCTATCTGCTAGTGGCGGTGCTACCATAAGTGCTGCTACAGTAACCAACTCACTAGGTGTTACTGGTTATCTATCTGCTAATGGCGGTGCTACCATAAGTGCTGCTACAGTAACAAATACATTAGGAGTCACCGGCTATACATCGCTAAGTGGTGGTGCTACCATAAGTGCCGCTACTGTAACTAATAACTTAACTGTTGGTGGTAATGAAACAGTAACTGGTTACTTATCAGCTAATGGTGGCGCTACAATAAGTGCTGCTACTGTAACTAATAACTTAACTGTCAGTGGTAATGAAACAGTAACTGGTTACTTATCTGCTAATGGTGGCGCTACAATAAGTGCAGCCACAGTAACAAATACATTAGGTGTAACTGGTTATACATCATTGAGTGGTGGTGCTACATTGAGTGCTGCTACGGTAACAAATACATTAGGTGTAACTGGTTATACATCGCTAAGTGGTGGTGCTACTATAAGTGCTGCTACTGTAACTAACAATCTAACTGTTGGTGGTAATGAAACAGTAACTGGTTACTTGTCTGCTAATGGTGGCGCTACAATAAGTGCTGCTACTGTAACTAATAACTTAACTGTCAGTGGTAATGAAACAGTAACTGGTTATTTGTCAGCTAATGGTGGCGCTACAATAAGTGCTGCCACAGTAACCAATAACCTGACTGTTAGTGGTAGTGAAACAATCACAGGCGGATTAAATGTAACAGGTTGGACAACTCTTACAAATGCAACGGCCGGTGGATTAACTGTTACAAATCTTACAGTTACAGGTAATATAACACTTCCAACTTCAATTAATGTAAGTGCCGGAACATTTACAAATCTAACCGTTACAAACAATGAAACTATAGGCAATAATTTAAGTGTCGGAAACCTATTTACTTCAACAGGTGCAGCGACATTTAGTAGTACAATCAATGCTTCCGGAATTGTAACTATTTCCAATACAACTCAAAGTTTAAGTACCGGTCAAGGTGCGTTAGTTGTTACAGGTGGTGTAGGTATTGGAAACCAATTGACCGTTGGTAACAGTATAACTGTTGGTGGTAGTAGTGCAGGAACAACTTACAACGCATTGTATTCAAATAACTTCTTGTTAAGCAGCTATACAAGTGGTGCAATAAGCTCTCAAACTCAAACCAATCTAGATACATTTTCATCGGCAGCATACAGAACATGTAAATATGTTGTTCAAATTGTCGACACCACAGGTAATAAAATACATACAGAAGAAATTTTATTATTCCATGATGGTACAACTGTTTATATGACAGAATATGGAATAGTTACAAACACAGGGGAATTAGGAACATTTGATTCTAATTTATCTGGTGGAGTTGTTACATTGAATTTTACTCCTAACTATGTTCCGGGTTCGATGACAATTAAAGTTGTTAGACAAGCAATAACTCTTTAATTTAAAAAAGTTATCTTACTTTATTTCTTTTTAATTTCTACCAACACATAAATAACATTATCCAGCCAATTAGCGGAAAGGGAAACTAAAGGGCAATGTCAAACCATAATGACTTTAAAGTCAAAAATGGTCTAGTGGTTAATTCCACTGCGACCATTCTTTCGACAGTAACATCAAATTCTACAACTACGGGTGCACTACAAGTTGTCGGAGGAATCGGAGTAGGCAGCGGTGGCTATTTTGGCGGAACTGTAACTGCAACCAATTTCATCGGATCCTTTCTAGGAACATTAACAGGATTCGCAACCACATCATCTAATATAGCTGGCGGAGCGATTGGTAGTATCCCAATTCAAACCGGTGGTGGTGCAACCTCATTCATTCCATTGGGTACAACCGGATATGTCTTAACGGCAGGAAGCAATACTGCTACATGGGTTGCGGTAGGTTCATTAAGTGCTGGTACCGCTACTAACGCAATTAATATTCAAACTCAAGCGCAAACTGCCAATGCTACTTATTATCCAACTTTTGTAAGTGCAAATAATGCCTCGGCAACTGCAATGAGTGTTTATACTACAAGCAGTTTTAGTATTAATCCCGGTACCGGTGCTTTATATGTGGGAAATACTGCAACATTTGGTAGTAATCTTGCCAATAATATCGCCATATCGGGCGCCATAACCAGTAGTACCCCAGTAATTTCGTCTATCGGCAGTGACACCAACATTAGTATGTTATTACAACCCAAGGGTACAGGGTCCATTGACCTTGCCCCCGGATCGTCTGGGGTGAACATCAGTAATGGTGGGACGGTAACTGCGATTACATTAACCGCAACGGGTTCTGGATACACTGGCGTTCCAACATGGACCGCATCATCACCGACTACGGCTGGTGGGGTTCAAGCAACTGGATCAGCACAGTCATTGTTGCTTCCGTCGGCGTCAAACGTCACGATTACAAACGGCGGTACGGGAT